GGGAATCCAACAGATGATGAAGCTGCTGATAGGTTAGCACCAGTACCAGCTGAACTACCTGAGATTGTTATAACTCCAGCTGCACTTGAAGCTGAAATATTCAATCCATGTGTTACAACATTATTATTAATTGCATCTCTTAAATTACCAGCAGATGTAGCTAAAGCTCCTGACGTTACAAATATTTGTGTCGTTGTGTTGGTAAAATTTGAATTATCGGTTACAAATGTAAAATCAACACCACCAATAGTTACTTCTTCATTTAATAAGTCTGTACCATCGGTAATAGTTAAAGTACCACTTGCAAATGTACCAGCTGTAGCTGTGAGTCCATCTGCTACTACACTAGCACTAGCTGCTGAAACACCAGTTCCACCATCTGCAAGTATTCTAACTACGGTTAATGTATCTGAATTTTTCAAATACTCTTCAGCTGCATGTGATGTTAAGAATTGGTATGAATCAGAACCTGATTTAAACACGTCTCCAAATTTCGCTTGGAAATCAGAAAATGATGTTACAACGGTTGGGATTCCTGCAGGACCTTTGAGTGTTGGTCCGATGATTGCAGCTCCAATATCAGCCACAGCAGCCGGTAAAAACGTCTGGTCTATTTCATTCGTAAATACACCAGGTGAAATTATTTTTTCGGCCATTGAATTTCTCCTAAGTTAACTTTTTAATTTTTGAGGTAAATACTATTTTGCGCATTAGTATTATTCATATATAAATATATGAGTTAATCCCCAAACAATGATTTTTTTTTTGATTAATTAGATTTATTTGGTGTAAATTCACCAGTTTCAGGATTTAAAGTTCCCTCACCATATTTTTTAGTAATTTCATCAAGAAATTTCTTTTCTTCCGATTGAATTTGTTTTAAAGCATCTTCTAATTCAACTTCTTGTTCATCTAATCTAATTTGTGCTAATTTTAATTGTCCAAATTGATTTTGAACATTTGCATAACTTTGTTGTATGGTTTGAACTTGTTTAAGTTCATCTTCTGTGAATTTATTTTTTTCTTCAAGTTTTTTAGCTAAATTTGAATCTTCTGTCATTATAACCTCTATTAATTAATGTTTCATATATAAATATATATAAATTTAGAAAACAAGTGAATTATTTTCCTACTTGTTTATCTGTAGCGTCACCCTCTTGTGTAAAGGTAACTCGTGATGGTGTGGTGAATTTTTTCATATTTGATATTTTGTTTGTAATTACTGAATTTAAATATTCAGGTAATAAATAAGCTTTTGATGTAACACTAAATGTTGATTTAATAAATCTCTCACCATCTTGATTCATTTCTGAAGCATCTGATACACTATCAATCGTGCATAAGAATTTGTTATTCGTTCCATCACCCCAATATGTATGTGATTGGTCTACAAAAGATTCCACTAATGGATTCATCTGTTCAATGAAGTTTGTCCATAGTACAAATTCATAAGTTACATCAGTATAGTTTGGCATTCCAGTTGTAACTACATCATAAACAGGTTGAACTCCTTGTTGAACTGAAAATCTATCGTATTGATTATCTTTACTCCATTTATTTGTTCTAACCACATCAACATATTTACCTTTTAAATCATGAGGAAAAGATTGTCCTGATAAATCATTTCTTGTAACTTCTGTTCTTCTTAACATAATTAATGGTAAGATTAATGAATTGTTTTTATCTCTCAACACTCCTCTTTTTCTAACAGCTTTCCACCTTTCCTCATTACCATAATAAACAGGTATTTTAAATGTTTCATTGGCTTCTTTGACTCTTGGTTTCATTACGTTTTTAACGTGATTCAAAACCGCAGTATCTACATCTTTTAAAGTAATGGAATAATTATCTGAAAAGTTATTACCTGGTATGATTGTAGTTTCTCTATTACCACGAATCGTTGTTCCTTTAGTAGATACTTCATTAGCTCTATTAACTAATTCTTTATTTACTACACCTTTGTTTGTAATTTTATTAACTGCCATTTCGTCTTCTCAGTTTTTTAAGTTTATCCAATTTATTATTCACTTTACCTTTTACTTCTTCTGATTTAATACTACTCATATCAGCTTTACCAATTGCAATTTCTTTTTTAATATCTACTTCAATGGCTTTTGTACCAGTTTGACTTGGTGAATCAAAGTTGTCCAATTTATTCATCAATTTACCCATCATCTGTTCCATTTGTAAATTACCATTTGGTTCAGGTGTGTAAGTATGTTTTCTTTCACCATAAACATCTTCATCATCCTTAACATTACCATTAACCTCTTGTTTAGGTATAGGTGTTTCCTTGTAGTTAGGATTAGAAGTATCAAACTTCGTAATTTTCTTATGTGTGATTTGTTGAACAGCCATTGTTTATCCTTAAATATTTGTTCTTTCAATATAGTATGCTTGTGATTGTGAAAGTTCATTATCTGTTAAAACTCTATCATATAAAGCTAATTCATACCAATGTCCTTTAAAACCATTTGTTTTTCCTGTAGCACTACCGGCGATATGGTCTACATTAATTGGAACATTATCATTATATCCAGTTCCATCTATAATATCTTCTAAATCATTATCAACATAAAGTTTCAAAATAGAACCCGTTGGTGCTGAGGTTGAAAATTTTGTTTTTGTAATTGTTATCAAATGTTTAACAGCTTCTGTTCCTCCTCCACCATCACCAATTGTGACATTTCCAGTATCAGTTGTCCCATCATCTCCTCTAACTCTATAACTCATATTTGAACTATTGTTTAAAGTAAATGAACTAACACCACTATCATCATCATATGATTCTAAATATTTGTGAATATGAGTTCCAGTAGAACCAGTTGTTTCCACCACCATAAAAACAGTCATTTCATCAAATGTCATTTTATTTTTAAAGTTCAAATAATCAGCATCAGATTCTCCATCCAATCTATCAAAAAACACACTATTGTTTGTAGTGTTTCGTGATGGTGCTCCAATTGTTGCACTACCTGATAATCCTGATGTAGTACCATCGTGTGTTGAACCAGGTGTTACTAAGTGATTTTTATTAACACTTAAATCTTGCCATGTAGTAATGTCACCACCATCTGCTGGAAAATTACCTGTACCATCCGATAATTCTAATGATGAGTAGTATCCTTTTATATTATTAAACTTTAATGGTAATAATCTATTATCTGGCGCATCTCCTCTACCTGCACTATAATGTCTAGCTTCATTTAAATTACCTTTCATAGATATTCTTGATTTATCAATTATCATTTGACTTTCGTTAAATATTTTTTTAGCTATATTTTCATCTAAATTAAATAAATAGTTACTTTCTGGTATTTTCAACCAATCATTCCAAGTTAATTTTTCAATACCTTGTTTTTTTCTTGAAACATCTGTCAATACATTGATTAATTTAAATGTGCTTAAATTATTTGTTTCTTTTAAAAATTTATCAAACTCATCTTTTCTATCAACTATTATATCTTGAAAACTTTGAGCTTTTTCTAATTTAGCTTCTAATATAGAATTTTCTTGTGATAAACTTGAAAGGTGTGTTACCTCTTTTGATAAAGAATAAACTTGCCCATTTAAATTTGTAATTTCTTCTTTTTTCTCTCTTAATTCTTGTCTTACATTTTTATTAACTTTAATGTCTTTTTTTAGATTGATAATTAAATTGTTAGCTTCTTTTAATTTATCTAAAGATTCTTTTAATTTAGTTTTGTAATTGTCAATTTTATCATTTTTAGATACTAAAGCTTTTTCATATGTATCTAAATTATTTATATATTCTTGATATACTCTTTTTCTTTCCATCTTAACTTCATTGACAACTTTTTTACTATTTTTAGTTTCGTGATTTAATTTGTAATTTAACTTATTTAGTTTTTCGTTTAATTCTTTATTAAGTTTTTTAGCTTTTTCAATCACTTCATCTTTATAAGAAAGTCTTTCTTTTTGTTCATTAATTTTTTCATTAAAAGGATTGAATTGTGATTTTAATCTCCTAACCTCTCTATCTTTTAGTTTTATTTCTTTTAAGAAGTCTTTTTCTTTTATTGTAAAAGTTCCTTCTTCAAAATTTCTAGCTTTTTTTAATTCTTTTAGAAGATTAGACTTTTGATTTTCTAAATTATAAATTTTATTAGATAAGTCAATATTTTTGTTTTCTAAATTTTTTATAATTTTTTCTTTATCTTGTACTTTTTCTTCAAGTTGAGATGTAATTGGTTTTTGCATAAATTTTTGTTTCATTAATTCAATACTCATTATCTTGGCCTCTCTTCTATTTGTAATGATGATAATCTTGAACGATGTGCTGTCGCTACAATGTTATGTTTGTAATTTGGGTGACCACCATATAATTGTGGTTCTGTTGTTCCATTGATTTCCCAATAATAATCATTCCAATCCACAATGTCACCTATCTCAGGATAGAAATTCAATGAACCACTTGATAGATTTTCTCTTTGGAAAAACATTTCAATTGAAGAATTTAAATCAGCACCAAATTCCTCTTGAACAATCTCTGGCTCATTATAATTTATCAAACAATTAACTCTAAATCCAATATCATAGTATTTAGCCGTTGATTCACCATACATATTATCTTCAGTTTTATCAATATTTATTTTATAAATGTCAACTGATTGTCCGACAATTTCGTCAATCAATTCTTCATTCATTTGATTAATTAAATCAAATTCTTTTTGTGGTATAAAAAATGGTTTTGTTTGTGACATTTAATTATCCTATGTATATTTTCAATGGTGCTTTATTCAATACTTCTTGTTGAGCATTTGCAACTTCTTGTTCAGCAGTGGCTTGTTCTCTTTTACTAATAGCTTCTAAGAATGTACTCAACTCTTCTAATAGATTTGCTTTTTCCTCTCTACCTTCTGATTTCAATGCCTCACCATCCAATGATAT